AAGGGTGTTTCACGCAAACGTGTTGAAAGTTCTGACGGTAGCCGTGGTGCTGTTGTTGAATATACTAAGGGTGATTTACAGACTATCGCCAATCTTTACAATCAATTATACCCTGTATGTGGTCATTTATCGCCTGAATTACCGAGTGTTATTAAGCATACACCAATCAATACCGTGCAACGTGGCGTTGCTATTCGTGGTAGGTGGTATTGATGCTAGAGGGAATTAGAAACGTATTCAAAAAGTATAAAGCAGAGCCTGTTAAAGTTCGAGAGGTTAATAATGTTATTAGTGGTTCAAATTATAATGAGCAACATAGACGCTTAAAAAATGCGTTCCCAACATATAATCCATATTTAAAAACACAAAATGCACAGCAGAAATACACCAAACTGCAAACAATGGCTATTGCTAGAGAAGTTGTTACGAATGAGCCGTCAATGGTTTCTGCCTTACGCACGATAAGAAATTCTGTTATTGGCAGTGGGTGGAATTTATCTCTTAATCCTATGTATGAAGCGTTAGGATTGACATTCGAAGAGGCTAACGACTGGGCTAATAAGGTTGAAGATATTTTTAACACAATGGCTAATTCTCCTGATTGTCATTTTGATGCTTCACGTCAAATGACATTTAACCAACTAATAGCAACAGTCACTAATTCATTTCTTGTTAATGGTGATTCATACGGTGCGATGCAATGGCAAAAATCAAGCAATGGTATGTACACCTGCGTAAATCTGCTTGACCCTGCAAGAGTTCAAACGCCACATTCACGCATTGATGATGCTACAATGAAAAACGGAATTGAGGTTGGTGTTTCTGGCGAGCCTATTTTGTATCATGTTATTAATTGTGATTTCAAAAAAGATTTTGCCAGTGGATTACTTTCTGATTTAACAGAATTTACCACTGTTAAGGCACGGACAGATTCTGGCAGACCGCTAATGCTTCATGCTTTTGATTGTTTAGCACCCGAGCAAAGCACAGGGGCAACGGTATTTCATTCTGGTGTATATTATCTTAAATTAATATCTGAATATCTTTCTAACGAAAATCAAAGAATGGCATTGCAAGCAAGCATTGCATACGCTTTAAAATCTAATGAAGATTATGATAAGATAATGGGTACTGTAATGGGCAAAGATACAAAGCCATTGCCAAGTGCTACAGGTGATTCCGAGCCTGCTGATTATTACAATCATGTTAATGAGTTTTTAGAATTAAAAAGTGAACACATATCAGATGTTTTTTCAAGGTGTTCTGATAGAGGCTCAAAAGCAATTCACTTATTGCCAAGTGAAGACATAACCATGCTAACAAAAGGCGACAACATAAATACTCTTGACGGATTTACCAAAGTTACAAATAAACTTGTATCTGCAAGTGTTGGTTCTGATTATCATGCAACATATCAAGACTATAGCGATGTATCATATAGTGCATCACGCTTTTCTTTGGCACAAGCACAGCTATATTTTGATTGGGTTAAAAATGTTATAGAACGTAAATTTGCTATGCCATTTGTGTATTGTTTTGTAGAGGAGGCAATCGACAAGGGGATTATTCAACTGCCTAGGGGTGTTGATAATTTTGCTATGGCAAAGGACTTTTTGTTAAGTGGTAGGTTTATCAGTGCAGGAAAGCCTGTTATCGACCCTTTAAAAGAAGCAAAAGCAGAAACTGAATCTATTAACAATGGGACGATGTCCAAAGAGGACATTTGTTCTCGCCGTGGTGTGCGTTATGCTGACGTTGCCAAAACGAGAGCAAGAGAAGTAGAATTAGAAAAGAAACTTGGCATATATGTTGAAAGCAAACAATCAACAAGTGCAGTCGGAGATAATATGGGTGATGCCAATGCTTAACAATAAGACGTGGTTTATAGATAACGCTGAAACATTAAAGGCTATTCATAGTGTTAATGCTAAAAAATTTAATGGATTTATAGATGACATTAAAGAATATTACACACCACGAGAAACTTATAGCAGAAATGACGGTTATTCTATTGTTAGCATTTATACACCAATGGTCAATAAAACAGATGCCTATAGTGCTATTGCTTATTTGCGTTCTTATGAAGATATTGCAAGCGATATGCAACTTGCCATTGAGGATAGCAATGACATTATTATTCTTGATATGGATTCTGGCGGTGGCGTGGCTAGTGGAATATCGCAAGCTATTGAAGCAATAGCTGAAGCCAAGAAAACAAAAAAAGTTTATGCCTTTGTATCTGGGATATGTGCAAGTGCGTGTTATTGGCTGGCTTCGCAATGCGATAAAATAATCATGGACAGCACGGCACAAGTTGGTTCTATTGGTGCAATGATTGCAGGGTATGATTTTGATTTAGAGAGCATAGGGATTAAAGAATTTAGATTTGTTTCAGACATATCACCAAACAAAAATCCTGAAATAGGGAGCGATAAATTTAATGATGATATGCAAGAAACAGTTAATGTTACAGGGCGATTATTTGTCGAAGCAGTGGCAAGTGGGCGTGGTGTGACATTTGAAAAGGTTGTTAATGACTTTGGCGGTGGAAAAATGTTTTTTTCACAAGAAGCCATTAGTCGTGGCATGGCTGACTCGGTTGGCACAATAAAAACACTTATTGAAGAGGTTTATATGAGTGATAAAAAAGATACCGTGACGGCTGACAAGCCAACGGTTGATATTACTGCTATTGTTGCAGAGGCAATAAGCACAGAGCGTTTAAGGGTTGGTTCAATTATGTCACACCCAAACACTAAAACACAAGAAACATTAGCAAAAATTTGCATTGAACAAGGAATGACAGCTGAACAATCAAAAGTTATTCTCGATGCGGTTATTCCGCAAGAGGCAGTTATTGTTGCTGAAAAACCAAAAAGCACACTTGATGCTTTAATGGCAATCTCAGAAAACAATCCTGTTATTAAGTCAATTAGTGCTGAATTGCCAGTTGATAATAAAGATGCAACAGGCAATCCTTTCGCCAATGCAAAAGAAATCATTAAAAAAGCAGGTATTAAATAATGACAGCTTCATACACAAGTTCAAACTTAACGATTGGTTTACCATTTATTGTTGGTAATTTTGAATCAAACGCTTACACAGTCTTAACAAATAACAATATTCCTGCAGGAACTCCAGTAGGACTTATAACTGCGTCTGGTAAAATCATAGCATCTGCATCGACAGCGGTTGACGGTTCGCAAAACCCAATCGGAATAACAATGTTTGCAATTAATACTACTGCAACAGGCTATAATGCTGACACAATTCAAAGTATTGTTGTTGAAGCAGAGTGTGTTGATTTTGCATTGTTGAATGTAACAGGACTTACATGGACAGCGGATACATTGCGTAACGCATTTGCAACACGCAACATTCACATTAAAAATCTATTATCAAGCAAGGGAGCTGATTAATAATGGCTATTGATTTTGTACAAACTTATGAGCTTGCAGGGCTTGTTGATGCAATGCCGAGGCAAGAGCTTTTCTTGCAAAAAACATTTTTTAATAATGAAATATTAACGAATAAAAGTAAAATCATTCTTGATGACGTGATTGGGATTAATGATTTCGCGGCACGTTATGTTGACCCTAAGATGACTCCTTCACCTCGCAAACGCAACGCTAATAAACTTCGTGAGATTGAGCCTGCTTATGTTCAAGAATCGGTAGTAATTACACCTGCGGAAGCCTTGGAGCGGACAGCAGGGGAGGGATTAGGCGGTATTCTTAGTCCAAACAGCAGAATGCAACAACTAATAGCACAAGAAGTTAAAAAGCAAGTTGATTCAGTCGATACACGATTAGAAATTATGGCTTCGGATTCTTTGTTTAATGCAGGGTACACAATTTCTGGTGAGCAATATGAGCGTGTGGCTATTTCATTCGGTCGTAGTGCATCATTAAAGCCAACTGCACTCGCTACTACTGCTCGTTGGTGGGTTGTGAGTACAGGGCTTGTTGGTTCAACTGCAACACCATTAGCGAATATTCAATCTTTAGTCGAGTTGCAGTATAGTGTTGGACGGACAAAAACTACCGATGTTGTTCTGGGGGCAAACGCTCGTAAAGGGTTTATGGCATCTACCGAGGTTAAAAATGCTATTTTTGATAATAATTTCAGAACATCAACAGCAAAGCTATCTATTGACCCTGCTTTGTATGTAGGTCTTGATTTGATTACAGTTTTTGCAAGCGGAATGCGTGTTTGGTCTTATACAAATACATATACCAATGATGCAGGAACAGCAGTAGAAATGTTTGACCCTAATAGCATCGTGCTTCTTGATACTTTAAATTATGGTGGTTGTAGCCTTTTTGGTGTTATTCAAAATATGGAAGCAAACTTACAGCCTATGCGTGTATATTCAAATATGTATATGCTACCTCGTGGCAAGGGAATTGAAATCGTTACAGAATCATCTCCTTTGTTATTCCCAAAGCGTCCCAATGCTTCTGCATCATGGGTAGTTGCATCTTAATGTGGAAAAAGTTATGACAAAAGAAACCGAAAAAACCCCAAAGGCACATTACCTTGTGTTAGAGGATTTATCTTATGCCAATGGTAGCAATATTGTTAATATTAAAAAAGGCGTTGAAGATGTCTTTTTAGATGTTGCGAATATACCACAAGAAGCATTGAGCGAGCTTGTAGAGCGTGAGCTTGTTAAGGTTATTACGATATGAGTCGGTTTGATGATGCCATTTGTGATTTAAAATCTGCTGTTTTTGCAGAGTTTAGCGATATATGGTATCATCAACCACAAATTAAATCTGGTGATGTAAACAATAGAGCGGAAAAAGACAATTCAAGACCTGAATCTAATTTTTGCGGAATATTTTTTGCACCACCGTTAATACATGATATAAATTCAATGATTGGTGCAAGTGTAAATATTCCCACCGTTGAAGCCAAGAAAAACAATGTCACTATTTTTCAAAAATATGATTATATTATTAATGAAAAAAGTGATATATATCAAATATCCACGATAAAAGAAAGCACACGAAGTACAGTTATTCTTGAATTGAAATATATAGGCAATCAACTGTGATAAATAAGAGTTTTTTAAGAATTTTAGCTTGCAATGCTTTATCATATAAACAAGGCACTCAATATGCTACGATTGCCAAAGAATTAGTTTATGATACTGAATTAGATGACTTAGACGCTCGTGATGACGGTAGCGAATTAAGACCACGGATATTAATTTATACAGACAGTGGCAGTGCTGATTTAAGTGGACAGAATCCAAGCTATATTGCAACATACTATAATGTGAAACTAAGAATAGAATTAATAATTTTTGGTGGGTATCAAGGGTTTGGCGTTGATTGTAATGAGGATAGGTTTTTAGCAATCATATTAGATGTATTTGAGCAACAGGTTTTTGACGCATTATTTAAAGCACAAAATAGCCACGCAGAAAAATTTAGAAACAGCATAGTTTTTAAAAGTGGCTTGCAGTCAATCCCTGCAAAAGATAGTCAGTCTGATAGAAAAATACTTAGCACAGCACTGGAGATTGATATTCAATTACCCGAACAATATACCAGTGGTATATACCCACAGGATAGAATAGATATATTTGATTATTACCCTAATTATGTTAATCTGTTACCAGTAAGTATTAGGGGCGAATTAGAAAAAATATTAGCGGTTAATGATGCAGGTGACAAAATAGAGATTATTAATTCAGAATTACCAATACCAACAGTGAGAAATGAGTTTGACAATGATTAAATTATTAAAGCCATTTGAGGGTAAAGTTATCCCAATGCCAGAGTACAATTATAGACCATTGCCAGTCGAGGGAATGGAATTGCAACTAAGCAGTTACTGGAGCGACAGAATTACACAAAATGATGTTTTTATAGATGAAGCTATAGAAGTAGAAAAAACAATCAAAAAAACCAATAAAGAGGTTTAAATATGCCAATTCCTTTTAATAATATCCCTAATAATCTTTTAGCACCGTTCTTTGGCATTGACTTTAAGTCATTCGGGAACAATTACCCTGCAACATCATTCCCATTGTTAATCGGGCAAAAACTAACCACTGGTAGTGCCAGTGATAGGTCTGTTACGCTTGTGGGCGATAAGCAAGAAGACGCATTATTTGGTCGTGGCTCTATTGCTTCACGCATGGTAAAAGCATTTAAGGCAAGCAATTCAATAGCAACGCCTTATGTTTATGCCTTAGTTGACCCGTCTGGAACTAAAGCATCATCAGTTATAACGGTCACAACAGCGACAGCAACTGTATCTGAAACATTAAATATTGAAATCGGCGGTAGAAATATTTATATTCCTGTTATCGAAGGGCAAACAAATACCACAATTAAAAATAACATAATAACTGCAATTAATGCTGATTTAGACAATGCGTGTACTGCTTTCCCTTTGGCAACAAACACGGCTACTTTATCTCATAGACATAATGGAAC